GCCAGAAACGATGATGGCCTTCTTGCCCTTGAGGTTCTTCACCTCGTGGCGAGCGCCCTCACCAAAGTACAGATCGCGAGGATTGGTAAAACGTCCCATACTGTGCCTCCTAAACAAGCCCCTCTTAGACTTGCGTATATAACGGAGCACCCGATTGGCTCCGTTAGGACCGTTTTGCGCGTTGCCGGCGATGACAATGCGCGATGTCTGAACGTCTCAACGCTCAGACAAACACTATTTTACCGTTCTGGTTGGTCAGTTATTCACCTAAAGCCGATAATGATGAAACGTTTTTTCTATCCCTGAAGACCCTTGTGGGGCATTCATACTCCCAAGCTGGGCAAACGTTTTATCAGGGTTAACCACATATCCCGGGCAGGACTGTGCCCCTCCAAAATGTGCCCCGTTCGCCGCCAAAAATCGACCGTTTACGGCACTGTGATACCACCCGCGCAACCGAGGTGCCGACATTTGTGCGACATCCGTCTTCGTGGTGCAAAGGTGCAAGTCCAAGCGCGGCACCCCCGGTGTGCCACATGCGGGTAAACTAGAACTTTATATAGAGACATTTGAACCCTAACCGCAGCAAAGGAGGCCCCATGGCATTCGATCCCATTCAAGAGGATTGCCATCGCCTCGTTCTTGAGGCCTTGCGCCGCGACAATATCCCGCTCACTGACGGCCCCGCCGTCGAGCGTCTGATGGAACAATTCACCCGTAACCCCGCGCCGCTCATCGTGCACGACCGCGACCGCGCCGGGCATCTGATCGCCAAGGTGGTCGAGGCCGTCGACTACCGCATTCCCTTTATCCCCGACGATGCCCAAGCCGAGCAGGAAGAGGCAGCCGCCGAGAACATGCTCCGCGAGGCAGCCGCGCTCGATCCGGCCAACTGGGATGCCCAGCGCATGCTGACGGCGCTCACCGCCGAATCCAACGAGGAATACGTACAGTATCTGGTGTCCAAGTGCGACGAGGTGGAGCACGACCTGGCGCTCAAGATTGCCTCGGCACAGGACCCCTACGAGCGTGAGGCCGCAGGCGACCTGACCCGCCGTCCCTACCTGCGCTGGCTTGCCGCCTTGGCATCGCGCGCGCTCATTAGCGGCCGCTACCGCATGTCGCTGGATGCCGCGAATCGCAGCCTGGACTTTGCGCCCAACGACCCCGCTGGCGTCCGCCATACCGCGATGCTTGCCATGGCAAAGCTCGAATACCCTGCCGAGGAGCTCAAGCGTTTTCGTTCCGCCCACTCCGTACCCTATCTTGCCAACACGCCGCTGCGCCGCCGTCCCAAGGACGCAGAGCGCGACTTGGACCCGTGGACGCTCATCGCACTGATGAGCGCAGCCTGGCGCGAACTGGATTACGAGGGCGCCGAGCACTACCTGCGCATCCTGGTGCGCTCATGCCCGCACGCAGCCGAAGCACTCTACTTCCAAACCGAGTTTCCCGATGGCATCTATGCCCGCGTCAACGTAGGTCCGGGCTCCACCGATGAGCTTGTCCTTGCCCTGTCCGAGGCGACGCCGGTGCTGCAGGAGGGCCTAGGCGCGCCCGACAACGCCAGCTTTGCCGCCTGGGTCGCCACCAACGACATCGTGCGCTCTCAGATCGACGAACGAATCCTGCGCGCGGCCGAACAGGGATTGCCGTTTAAGGGAGGAGACCTCTAATGGATCCGAGCGTCTACATCCCCGCCTATCTGGAGCGCACCTATCTGGCGTCGCACCCCGAACTCACCGATGCAGCACGCGAGCTTGTCCATAACGACATCAGCGCAAACCCCCACAAGTATGCGCAGACCGAGCATGCCCAAGCGCTGCTGTCCTATGCCGGCGTTCATCGTCATTTGCTTGACGAGCTTCGCCGCATCGAGGACATGGGCAGCGACGAGGAGTTTGAGCAGACGCGCAACCGTCTGTTCGACGATATGCGCGATGAGCTGCTCAAGATCGTCCGCGTCGATGCACTTGCCGTCGATGCGCAGTTGCTCGCCATCATCCTGGCGGACACGCCCGTCGATGCCTGCCTGGGCGACCTGATGAAGCTCGAGGCGAGCACGGCCGACTACCTGCAACAGAGCGTGCCCGGTTTTGATATGGAGGCTCCGCACTACTGGGCCAATAATGTTTTGGCCGACGGTATCACCGCAGCAGACCTTACCGTGAGCGAGCCGGCTCTAATCGGGTGGCTCCACACGCTCGAGGCCATCTCGCAGCTGTGTATGGCGAGCGCTCGTTACCGCGCCGCCGCCAACTATTCTCGCCGTGTCCTTAAGGCGGAGGGCTATCCCACCCGGGCCGCCGGCACCGTGTTGCTTGCCCTCGCCCGCTTGGAAGACCAGGACGGTTTTTTTGCCCTGGCCCATCAGCTCGAGGAGCAGATGGGGGCAGACGCACTCGAGAACTCCCCCTGGTACCTGCTCGCCCGCACGATTCTGCTGTTCAAAACAAACAAGATGCGCCCGGCGACGCGCGCGCTGCGTGAGTTCGCCAACCGTTGCGAGGGCGGCGCGTTCTTCTTGCTGAACCCCATGTACCAGACGCCGTATCTTCCCTGCCGACCCGAGCCGCGCGACCCCTGGGACCTCTCGCACCAGGCGGTTTGGGAAGCCGACGGCATTATCTCGGACACCCCCGACTTTGCCCCCTGGGCCAACGCCTGCGAAGACGTATCGCAGCTTGCCCAGGAATTTGCGCGCCGCTACGGCTTTTAGCGACGCGATCGCCCCGACCATGTCATCTATGTTAGGAACGGCTTCATGAACCTCCGCTCATCTCTTGCCTGCACCTCGAGCGATATCGCTCGCTGGGGGCTGCGCTCCGTCCTCAAGCGCCAGGGCGGCGTGCTTCCCGGCCGCATCGCCATGAAAATCGACCCCGAGCTGCTAAGCGACCTCGCGAGCCTGGTCGACCGCAGCGTGGTGATCACCGGCACTAATGGCAAGACCACCACATCCAACCTCATCGCCGACGCCGTTGCTGCCAGCGGTGCTACCGTGGTGTGCAACCGTGCCGGCAACAATATGGAGCCTGGTGTGGTGGGTGCTCTGCTCGAGGCCCGCGGCGGCCTTAAGCACACCAGCAGCGGCAAGCGCGTGGGCGTTTTTGAGTGCGACGAGCTCTACACCGTACGCGTTCTGCCCAAGCTCAAGCCGACGTACTTTGTGCTGCTCAACCTGTTCCGCGACCAGCTGGACCGTTACGGCGAGATCGACCACACCCAGGACGTCATCGCCCACGCGCTGGAGCTTTCACCGGCAACGACGCTCATCTACAACGCAGACGACCCGCTGTGTGCCGCGATCGCCGCGCGCGTTCCCAATGCAAGCATCGCCTTTGGCATCGACGGTGCCACGGGCACCGAGTCCGATCGCATTAGCGACTCGCGTTTTTGCTCGCAATGTAACGCGCCGTTGGAGTACGACTATGTGCAGTACGGACAGCTTGGCGCATACCATTGCCCCTCGTGCGGCTGGGCCCGCCCTGGGCTTGTCCGTCGCGCGGCGGGCGTGGAGCTCGGCTGCGACGGCTACGGCTTTGACCTGGTCTTTGGATCTGCGCCCGACGCGGCTGCCGTACACATCGCCACGCGCTACAACGGCCTGTACATGGTCTACAACGTAGCCGCAGCCTTCTTCGCCGCCCACGAGCTGGGCGTGGACGCGGCGCATCTGCAGCCCACGCTCGATGCCTACATCCCCGCCGGCGGGCGTATGGGCCGCTGGGAGATCGCCGGCCGTACCGTCGAGGCAAACCTGGCCAAAAATCCCGTGGGTTTCGATCGCCAGATTCAGTCCATTAAAACGGCAGGCGGCAGGCTCTGCGCCTTCTTCCTCAACGACAACGATGCCGACGGCCACGATGTATCGTGGATCTACGACGTCGACTTTGAGCGCATCGCCGACACGCCGGGTCTTGTCGCCTTTGCCGGAGGCACGCGCGCGCACGACATGCAGGTGCGCCTCAAGTACGCCGGCATCGACGCCGCCATCATCTCGAATATCGAGCAGGCAATCGGCGCCGTGGCAGACGAGGAGGCTGGCGACACTTTCTACGCCGTCGCCAACTACACGGCCTTTCCGCCGCTGGTCAAGGAGCTCGACGGGCTTAAGGATACCGATGCGAGCTCGGTTGCCTCCTGCGCCGTAACACGCGCCGATGGGAGCGCTGTCCCCGTCGGCGTCGCGCCGACCGAGCTTTCGCGCCCGCTGCGCATCGTCTATCTGTACCCCGATGCCCTCAACCTCTACGGCGACGGCGGCAACGTCATCGCTCTCGAGCGCCGCTGCGCCTGGCGCGGCATTCCCGTGCGCGTGGACGAGGTCCGTATGGGCGAGTCGCTCGATCTGCATGATGCCGATATCGTCATGATGGGCGGCGGCTCCGACCGCGATCAGTTGGCTGTGGCACACGAGCTGCTCGCTCAAAAAGACAAGGTTGCGGCCTATGTTGAGGACGGCGGCTCGCTGCTCGCCATCTGCGGCAGCTATCAGCTGCTCGGCCGTTCGTACTATATGGGCGAAAATCGCATTGAGGGCATGGGCATCATTGCCGCCGAGACCGTGCGCGGCTCCGACCGTCTGATCGGCAACGTCGCCGTCAAGACCGACCTGGCACCCGAGCCCTTTGTGGGATTCGAGAACCACGGCGGCCGCACTCTGCTCGACGCAGATGCCACGCCGCTTGGAACGTCCGTCGTCACGGGCACCGGCAACAACGGAGACGACGGCTTCGAGGGTCTGATCTACAAGGGCGTCATCGGCACGTACCTGCATGGCCCGGCGCTGCCCAAGAACCCCGAGCTCGCCGACTGGCTCATCGCGCACGCCCTCGAGCGCCGCGGCGATGCACAGGCCACAGCCCTGCTGCCGCTCAAGTCCCTCGACGACACCTACGAGCACGCCGCCCACGACGCCGCCATGAAGCTCCTCCCCTAACGCCCCGCCACCACAAAGGGGACAGCCACCTTTGTGGTGGTTTTGCCCCGTCCCAGCGGTTTGTCTCAATCTGTAACATTTAGACCGTTAAAAGTCGTCTTGCTGTTACAGAATGAGATGTTCGTCCCGACGCCTGCCGTCTGTCTCAATCTGTAACAGATAGAGCCGATTTGCCCGCCCAGATGTTACAGATTGAGATATTTGAAAATCGGAATAGAAGCCTACTCCTTTGTGGTGGTTTTCCAGTTTGCCAACGATATACGCGCCGGCAAAAAAGTCTGCTATACTCTTTCCCGCTGTCCCCATCGTCTAGCGGCCAAGGACGCCACCCTTTCAAGGTGGATATCGCGGGTTCGAATCCCGCTGGGGGCACCATTCCAATTTTCCTCGAACCCGCTGGATGTCAAGTCTGGCGGGTTCGTTGCTTTCCGTGTCGTAGTTCAGTGTCACGAGCACGTCTTCGTCGGATACGCTCACCTGCCATACGAACGCCTTCAATAGCGTTGCGTCATCGAGCTTCGCGCCGCACTGCAGGAAGTCCGCGAAGCGCTCCGGGTCTATCTTCTGCTCCTGGATGGCCTGCAGGTCGTAGTTGGCGCGAGCCTTCTGCTGCTCAAGCTCGGCTATGCGCTCCTTCACGCCCGGCGCTATGATTCCCTGCTCGATGGCGTTCAGGATGTTCTTCAGCCCGCGCTCCGCAGCTGAAAGGGATTCCGCCGCCTGTTTTCGCCTTGTGGCAATCTCCGCCCCGTCTGCCCTGTCGGCGACCATGCGGGCTATCCTCAAGGCCTCCTCGCGGTCGGAAAGCAGCTCGCGCAGGGCACCGACGATAGCGCCCTCAAGCTCCTCTCGGCGAACGTTTCTCATGCAGCCGTCAACGCAGCTGTAGTACTCGTATTTGACGTTGTGCCGCCCGCGCCCGCTCACGCCCTGCAGGTTTCGCCCGCAGCCGGCGCATATGGCCTTACCCGCCAAGGCGAAATCGCCCCAGTCCTCCGAAGAGCGCTTCTTGGTTCCCTGCACCTGCTGAGCGTCCATGAAAGTCACCTCGTCTATGATCGCGGGCATTCCGCCCTCCTTGACTATGCCGCCCCACTCGTAGCGCCCCGTGTAGCGCCTGTTGTGGAGCATCTGGTAAACCATCGAGTAGCCGCACGGGTTGCCGTTGGAGGTCTTCACGCCTCGCTGGGCGAAGTCCCGAGCTATCGAGTTCACGGTCTCGCGGTTGACGCGCCGCTTGAAGGCCTCGCGCACGAACGCGGCGTCATGCTCGTCTATCTCGTACTCGTCGTCCTCCGACTTGCGGTAGCCGAACACGCGCACGCCGTTGGTCTTGCAACGGAGCGCGTTGCCCTCCATTCCGCGCTTGGTGCGTATGGCGGTCTTCTTCGACTCGCAGGCGGCAAGGCCTTCCAGCAGCTTCTCGTAGATGATGCCCTCGGGCGAGTCGGGTATGGCCTCAAGCGCCGACACGAGCTTCACGCCCTTCTTGGCAAGCTCGCGCTTGTATATGGGCGCGTCGTACTCCCCACGGGAGAAGCGATCCATCATGTACACAAGCACTATGTCGGATTCGCCCGCGTTGGCTATCATGCGCTGGAACTCGGGGCGGTCGTCGGTGCGGCCCGATATGGCGTAGTCGCAGTACTCGGCGGCGATGGCATAGCCCTCGCGTTTGCACCAGTCGCGGCACACGCGCAGCTGGTCGTCTATCGAGGCCTCGCGCTGCTTGTTGCATGAAAAGCGGGCATATATCACCGCTGTTTTTGGCATAATATGAAACGGCCTCCTTTCAGAGGTTCTGTGGAAAGCCCCACGGGTAGCGCTGCAACGCTGTGACCCCGTGGGGCTTCTTTTTTTCTTTACCTATATAAGACGGTAAACGAGTACAGCATCATGTCGCTGTCGCGCGTGTTGGCGCTGACGGCCATCTTGACATCGACGACCTGACAACCTTTGTCCTGGATGCGCGACAACGTTCCGTCGATGCGCTCGGTAACCTTGTCCTCAAGCTGCGTGGCGGTCGAATACATGGCCTTGCCCGCGACCTGGAACACGAGGGCGTGAACCTTCCCGTCGCTCACGATGAACTCGTCCGCATCGCTAGCCATCTTCTTAGCGGCGCTTTTGTTGAACATTCCCATGTGTTATTCCTTCCGTTCGCCAGTATCCCAAGGCCCCGTACCCAATAGTTCGTCAACGGAGCATTCGTAATACCTTGCAAGCTTTATGAGCTTTGATCCATTGATTTCGCGTTGCCCGCTTTCCATCATCGAGTAAGCGGGAACACCTATACCGAGAACAGCGGCCACTTCGGGCTGCTTCTTCCCATACTTGAGTCTTGTTTCCTTGAGACGGAATTGCGTGCCCACTGTGTCCTCCTTGCTTCTATAGGCACATTGTACAAAGAAATTTACAAATAGTGAATTCCTTACTTGCAAAAGGTCAGAAGTTCTTCTATATTCACTAATTGTGAAGTTCACAAATAGTGAAAGTGAGGTGCATATGAACCCGATCGCAAGCGAGCGAGTTCGAATCGGTCTTAGCCAAGAAGATTTGGCAACGAAGCTCGGACTCAAAAGCCGCGCCACTGTTGCTAGCTACGAAAGTGGCGGTGAAATCCCCGGCTCGAAGCTCGTAGCCATGACGAAGCTTTTCCATTGCTCCGCAGACTACCTGCTTGGACTTACGGAGAACAGGACGGTGGCCTAAATGGCCGAACAGCAGACGCCCACCAAGCAGCAGGCAGAAAAGCCCAAAACGCCGCGCGAGCTGGCATTCGACCACATGTGCGACGTGCTGGTCAAGGCGTACCGGGAAAGCGAGCAGAAAGGCGAGAAGCAGGCGCGATGAGGCAGTGGTCGACACGTGAACTCAAGTACCTCGAAGAGCACGCGGGCGAAGGCGCTAAAGCGATAGCCAAGGCGCTGGGACGTTCGGGAGACTCGGTTAAGTGGCAAGCGCAACACTGCGGACTCTCACTCCGCAAGCGGAGCCAGTGCCCAAACTGCGGCAGATGGACATTCCGTCCCCTGAACCGCATCAACGGCTGGTGCATCGAGTGCACGAAGGAACTTCACATGTCCGACCTAGCCGAGCAGGCCAACGCCATGCGAGAGGAGGCGGTTAGGGAGAAGAGGAACAACCAGGAGCGACAGCGCTACTACAGCGCAAAGAGCCGCGCCAAGAAAAAGCAAAAATAGGCACACCAAAAGCCACACGTGCTATGACCTGCGGAAACATCAGAAAGGAGCACGAAATGCAAAGCAAAAAGAAAGCGAGCGCCCCCAGCTACCACACTCCGAGCGCCCGCATGAACCGCATCGAGAACGATGCTTCGACCATCATACCATTCGAGCGCAAGCCCCGTCCCACCGCGAAGGAGATGCAGGACGCCTCCCAGTTCAAGGCTGGCGTTTTGGTCGGCTTCCTAGCCGCCACAATCATCTTCCTCATCGTCCTGTGGGCGTGGGTAATCCCCACGATGGACGGCGCTGTGGCAACGGCCCAGCAGGCATACGAGACCACGGCGGGTGTCGTCCATGCGTAACGACGAGCGCTACAGCCCCAAGCCGCAGAGCAACCAGCTTGAGATATTCGGCCTCGGCTCCGCAGGCGAGCAGGACTTCCAAGAGGCCCGCAAGTGGATCGAGGACAACCCAGGCGCTTGGAACTTCATGGTGGAGAACGCCGTGAGGCTCAACCGCAAGGGCTACGTGTCGGTCAACTACCTGGTGAACATGGTGCGCAACGAGCTGCACGTGGCCTGCAAGAACGGCATCGCCCCGAGCCTGGCCCGCATCATGGAGGCCCGCTACCCGCAGCTGAAGGGCGCTTTCAACAAGCACCGCAGCCAGTCGGACGGTTTCAGCGAATGAGCTGGGTTCAAACGCTGGCGGCGACGGCGCGGGTCGTGGTTCCGGTTCGCGAGGTCGTGGGCAAGCAGCGCCCCCGCACCGATTACCGCAACCACCGCACCTACACCCCCACCAAGACCCTGAAGGCCGAGAAGGAGGTGCGCGACGCGTGGCGGGCCGAATACGGCGAGACCTTCGCCGGGCACGACGGCCCCGTGAGGATGCGCATATCCACCTACCGACCGCTCGCTAAGAGCAACCCCAAGTATTGGGAAGGGCGCTCCGACATGGGAAAGCCCGACTGGGACAACGTGGGCAAGCTCGTCTGCGACTCGCTCAACGGCCTTGCCTTCAAGGACGACCAGCAGGTGATCACCTGCACCGTGAACAAGCGCCCGAGGCCCTGCCACGGGACGCAACCGTTTATCAGCATCTACATCGAGTACTTCGTCGAGGAGTACGTGAAGGAGAAGAAATGAAGCACTTCGAGAACAACGTGAACGACGGCATGAGCCGCACCGACAGCATCGAGACGCTTATCGACCTCACCAGCTGCATCGCCGTGAACGCCCTCATGGTGGCGGGCGGCGAGGCCGAGGCCGACGAGAAGGACGCGGGCGCTTGGTGGGCCATGATCGCCCTGGCCGAGGCCGCGCTTGAAAGCTACCCCGAGGACGTGCGCGCCAAGGGCTACCAGGTCGTCAACGAGAACACCAACCGGGAGCTTGTGGAGCAGGCGCGCCGCAAAGAGGCCGAGCAGGCCGCCAAGCACGTCATGAGCATCATCTTCGGCGTGAAGAAGGAGGACTAGCCGTGGCGCTGATCACAACGCAACCGGTAAGCGCACGCGCCATGTTCAAGCAATCGACCATCAAGGGCGACGAGGCGGTCTTGCAGTTCTCCGTCCGAATGGACAGCGAGAACGCCTTCTCCCTGATGAAGAAGACGGGCGGCTACGTGATCCTGACCGTGGAGAGCGAGCAGAAGACCATCGAGTTCGACGACGAGACCGGGGAGGTCTGGGATGAGTAACGAAGCCGAGAACGTTGTGGCCGAGGTCATCGAGGAGCAGGACGCATCGAGCCTGACCGTGGCCTACAAGCCGTCTGTCATCGAGGCGAACTTCGACGCGCTCGAAGCCCACGTGCGCAAGACCGTCGAGGCCTACGATGGCGCGACCTACGACCTCACCAAGAAGGAGAACATCGCAGAGGCCAAGCACGACCGCAGCTACCTCAACGGCCTCAAGAAGGAGATCGACGAGCGCCGCAAGGCCGTGAAGCGCGAGTACAGCAAGCCGCTCGACGCTTTCGAGAAGCGCTGCAAGCAGATCACGGCCATCATCGACGAAGCCGCCGACAACATCAAGGCGCAGCTCGACCAGGCCGAGGAAGAGCGCAAGGCCCGCGCTTACGCCAAGTTGCAGGAGCACTACGAGGAGTTCGCCGGGCTTCTGGCCCCCGTCGTGCCCTACGAGCGCTTCCACGAGCCGCAGTGGCTCAACAAGACCTTCGGCGAGATCAAGGCTTACGAGGCGCTTGAGGCGAAGGTCTCCAAGCTGGCGGGCGACTGGGAAACGCTCAAGTCGCAGTTCGAGGGCGAGCCTTTCTATGCCGAGGCCGAGCGCGAGCTGTTCGCGACCCTCGACCTGGGCGCAGCGCTCACAGCGGCCCGCAAGGCGGCAGAAGAGGCCGCGCGCATTGCCGAGCTGAAAGCCGCCATGGAACCTGAACCAGAGCCGGAGGCCGCGCCCAAACCCGCCGGCAACTGGTATCCGGGCGGAAGCCCCATGCAGGAGATCGACGACGAGCCTATCGGCCCCGCGCCCATTGCCGCACCGGCGCCCGTGCCCGCACCAGTTGCCTCGCCGGAGCCCGTGTCGAGTGGTCCCGCAACCCCCTGCGTGATGCTCATCGACTCCGCCACGACCGACCAGATGCAGGCCATCGGGCGCTTCTGCGGGAGCATCGGCGTGAGCGGCGTGTTCAAGCGCGGCACCCTGCAGCAGGTCTACGAGCGCACGATCCGTTAGGAGCATCGAATGGCAGACGACAAGCACATGACAATCGACCAGGCGGTGGCGCAGGTTCAGCGCTCCGTGGTCGTGCCGAAGGCGCGGTACAACGCGCACGGCAACTACTACTACCGCTCGATGGAGGACATCGTTGCCGCGCTCAAGGAGCCTTGCCGTGACGCGGGCGTGTTCTTCACCCTCAACGACTCCATCGAGCAGGTGGGCGACCGCTTCTACGTGAAGGCCACCTGCCTCGTGAAGTTCGAGGACGGCACGCCCGGCGAGATCGTCATTTGCGCCTACGCCCGCGAGCCGCTCGCCCAGAAGGGCATGAGCGAGACGCAGCTCACCGGCTCGGCGTCGAGCTACGCGCGCAAGTACGCGCTCTGCGGCATGTTCGACATCGACGGCACGAGCGACCCGGACTCCCTGAACGGCGTGGAAAAGCCCGAGAAGGAGCCGCCCGTGCAGGGGCCGTTCGACGCCAAGTGCAAGGCCTGCGGCACCGCCTACCGCTTCAACAGCCGTGAGCAGTACGAGCAGTTCATCCAGAACCCCGGTTGCTGCGCGACCCCGACGTGGACGGTCTTGTAGGCCATGCAAGACCTGTACGGAGAGCGCGAGCAGCTTTTCGACCAGCTCATGCAGGAGCTTGAGGCCCTGCGCAGGACTGGCCAGCAGTACGCCGAGAACGAGGCCGAGTACCGCAAGGCGCTGCGCATAGCCATCTTGGAGGAGCGTTCCAAGGGCACGCCGGTCACCGTGATAAGCGACCTGTGCCGGGGACGCCCCGACATAGCCGAGAAGAAGCAACTGCGCGACTGCGCCGAAGCGCTCTACAAGGCCTCGAGCGAGGCAATCATGGCAATCAAGTTGAGGATCAAGACCGTTGACGCCGACATCCAGAGGACGTGGACGAGCGGCGGCACCGGAGAAGGGAGCTTTTTGTGAGCATCAACCGAGTGAACATTACGGGCAACCTGACGCGAGACCCCGAGCTTCGCAGCACGGCGGGCGGCATGGCGGTTCTCGGTTTCGGCGTTGCGGTCAACGACCGCCGAAAGAACCAGCAGACGGGCCAGTGGGAGGATTACCCGAACTTCGTCGACTGCACGATGTTCGGCAACCGCGCCGAGGCCCTGAGCCGCATCCTGCGCAAGGGCATGAAGGTGGCCATCGAAGGCAAGCTGCGCTACAGCTCGTGGGAGGACAAGAACGGCGGCGGCAGGCGCTCGAAGCTCGAAGTCATCCCCGACGAGGTGGAGCTTCTGAGCCAGAACCCCAACGCCCAGCAGGGCCATCCGCAGCAGTACGCGCCGCAGGGCTACCAACCGCAGGCCTACGCGCCCCAGCAGGCACCGCAGCAGGCGTACCAGCCGCAGCAAGCGCCGCAGCAGCAGGCACCCCAGTGGAACGCTCAGCAGGCCTACCAGAACCCGCCTGCCGCCCCGCAGCCGCGCCAGCAAGCACCAGCACCCGTGCCGCAGTACGCGCCCCAGCAGACACCGCAGGCCCCGCAGCAAGCGCCCCAGCAGCCCGTGCAGCAGTCGATGGACGTGTACGACGACGACATTCCCTTTTAGGGGTGACGGCGGCGTGCAAGTCCTGGACTCGCTCATCGACGGGCCGCTTAGGCTTCGCAACCGCAGGGAGGGCGACGAGCTTATAGGCATGATCGTCCGGTACCTGCGCACAGGCGAGGAACCCGAGCCGCGCACCGACACCCAGGAAGCGGTGCTAACGGCCATACGGCCCGTCATGGAAACCTCCCGCTCGCGCATCGTGGCGGGAGGCAACGGCGGCAAATCGTCAAGCAACGACGCAAGCAAAGCCGAAAGCAAACGGCCAAGCAAAACGGGAAGCAAACCGCAAAGCAAAAGCGGAAGCAAAACGTCAAGCGAGCTGGCAAGCAAAGCCGAAAGCAAACGGCCAAGCGAAGAGGAAGAGGAAGTAGGAAGAGGAATTAAGGAAGAGGGAAAAGCGAGTGCGGCGCGTTTCCGCGCCCCCTCTCCCGAAGAGGTAGCCGAGTACGCAGCCGCCTATGCGGCGTCCAAGGGCATCGACCTTGCCTCGACCGACTTCGACCCAGAGCGGTTCGTCGACTTCTACGCCCAGAAGGGCTGGATGGTTGGCAAATCGCGAATGAAGGATTGGAAGGCTTCCGTGCGCAACTGGGTGCGCACATCGAAGCCGATACGCGAGACGAAGCAGGAGGTGAGCGAAGGTGACGACTTTTCCCAGTACGACTGAGTGCCCGCATTGCGGGGCCGTACTCAACGCGCGGTACGCCCAGCTGGGCCTCAAGCGCCTGTTCTGCGGCTACGAGTCGTGCGGCTGCGAAGGGGCCGTCGCCGAGCGCGCTGCCATAGCGGCGCAAGAGCAGGCTGAGGCCGAGAAGGCCGTCGCCGAGAAGCGCAGGCGCTCGCTTGTGCGCTGCGGCGTGCCCGAGCGCTACCTGGGGCTTGACCACCCCATGGCCGACGAGCTTGCGCTTGCCATGGAGGGCGGCCAATGGCTCTACCTGTGGGGCGACGTCGGCACCCGCAAGACGACCTGCGCCGCAGCCGTGGCCATGCGCTTGCACGACCGGGGCAAGTCGCCGCTCATGGTGCCGATGTACCGCGTGCTCGACGAGATTCAGCGCAGCTTCCACGACGGCGGCGACCCCTTGAAGCGCTATGCCGAAGCGGGCTACCTGCTCATCGACGACTTGGGCAAGCGCAGGCCCACGGGCTTCGTGCTCGACAGCCTGTTCCAGCTCATCGACCAGCGCTACTCGGCGATGCGCCCCACGCTTGTCACCACGCAGTACAGGCCCAGCGACCTCGTGCGCAGGCTCGCCGAGCAGGGCGACGCCGACACGGCCAAGGCCATCGTGTCGCGGCTGCGCCACGGGGCAAGGGTGGTCGAGTTCGACGGCCCGGACGGGAGGCTCGCATGATTCTGCAAGCAAGCCAGCTGCGCGGCTGGCCGAAGGAGCGCGCCGAGCTTTACGGAAAGCCACACCTCGGGGCGCGCTACACGGGCAAGCGGTCGTACGAGCTTCTGCAAGACCGCTGCTGCGTCTGCGGCAGGCGCGCACAGAGCTGCCACCACGTGGCGCACCGAAGCTGGGGGCTTGAGTTCGAGCTTGTCACGCCGAACGGCACGTGGAGCCTGCGAAGCCCGCTGTTCGCCCTGTGCGGCAGCGGCACGACCGGGTGCCACAACCAGTTCCACGGCGGCGCGGGCCTCAGGGCCGAGTGGCGCTGGCGCTCCAAGGTGTACGAGGAGGCCTGGTGGACGGGCCAACTGCTGGAAGTCTACGAGCCGCACCACCCGGGGCTGTACGAGTACGGCTATTGGGCGATAACCGACGAACACGGAAACGAAATGATCCGAGAAGGGAAATGACCATGGAGATCAAGACTTGCGAGCAGTACGTGCTCGCACAGCTGTTCGACCAGCAGGACGAGAACGACATGCTCAACCGCGAGCTGAAGTACCGCGACGAGCGCATCGACGAGCTGACCGGGCAGATTGATGCCATCGAGGCGGCGCACGGCTCCGCGATGCAGCAGGCCATCCGCAAGGCCGGGCGCGATGCGCTCATGAGCCACTGCACGGGATACGCGTGCGAGGTGACCGACGGCGAGACGTTCGAGGACTGGTGCCTTGAGAATGTGCGCAAGTACTACCTGCCCGAGGGCATCAGCGTGCTTGCGTTCATCAAGGAGTTCGAACCTGAGCTTCGCGCGGAGTACGACAAGCAGACTGCCGAGGCGCGCGAATGATACGCATCTATGAGCGCTCGCTCTGCCAGAGCTACGCAAGCGCATACCGGCAGGGCATCGAAATCGCCACCACGGGCACCGAGGAAGAGGCGCTTTCCATCGTCGAGGCCCTGACCGACGACAGCTACCAGTGCTTCGCACTGCTGGAAGACGGAACCGTGCTCGGCCGCTGATTATGCCGTTCGACCCGCTTTGGGTCACCACCAGCAAGCGAGAGTACCGCGAGGCCGTGCGCAGGATGGGCGAAGAGCCGGGAGACACCAAGGGCAAGGACGGCCTCACCAGCTGCATCCCGGGCAAGGGGTGCGTGATCTGGATCAGCCGCAAGGTGAAGGCCCCGGACCTGTACGCGCTCGCCGCCCACGAGGCGACGCATGCGGCGTGCGACATGCTTGCCAGCATTGGGGAGGACACGCCCGCCGCCGAGGAGCTGGCCTACATGGTGCAGTCCATCACGGCGGGAATCATCATCGCCTGCGAGGGCCGCAGCGATGGCTAACGCCAAGGTGTTACGGAAAGCGCAACTGCTGCGCCTGATGGTTGACGAGTTGTGCGACAACATCGAGGCCCGAGAGGCTAGCGAGTCGTGCCTGCACACCTACGGCAGCCTCGGCTACGGCCTGGAAGACGGGCAGGGCAAGACCCAGATACAGAACGACATACGCAGGTGCAGGAGAACGCTCCTCGACCTGTGGAAGCTGATAGGAAAGGAAATCTGATGACCGACGAGAAGAAAACCGAGACCGCCAAGGAAGCTGCAACCGTGAAGAAGGCCATGATCTCGCAGCCGATGGCCGGCAAGACAGACGAGGAAATCGTGGCCACGCGCGACCTCGCCGTGGCGAAGCTGCGCCAGATGGGCTACGAGGTCGTGAACACCCTATTCACCGACGAGTGGTACAGCGACGAGGCCATGAAGGAGCGCGGCGTGGTGCAGGTTCCGCTGTGCTTCCTCGCGAAGTCGCTTGAGAACATGAGCCTTTGCCATGCGGCCTACTTCTGCAAGGGCTGGGAAGACGCCCGAGGCTGCAAGATCGAACACGACGCCGCCACCGCATACGGGTTGGAGGTGCTTTATGAGGAGTAGCGAGTTCTTCGCCGAGGCAGCCCGCATGACGGTGGATGCCGTGAAGGCGTTGGCCGAGTGCTTCGCGCGGGCGTTCCTCCAAGCGGCGAAGGCAATACGCAAGCTGGCGAAGCGGCTCGACCCGAGGTGGCAGCGCCGCTATCGCCGCGCGCTAGCGCGATCGCGCCGCAACAACCTGTACCTGAAAAGCATAGGAAGGTGCCGATGATGATTGACGACGCGACGCGCAACAGCGTTGCCGACCAGCTTGAACACGATGCAGTCTACCTCGACGGCTCGTCTCTATCCGAATGGTGGGCACGCCTTCAGTCTGTGGCATGCAACTATGAAGATTTCCCCGATCCGCGCTCCTTGTTCACGCGCCTGGCGGGACTCATCAGGCCGAACCCCATCAACGGAAGCACGTCCGACGGCTATCACACCTTTGACGAGCTATACCACCACCGAGCCGTGCTATTTTCCGTCGTCGTTTCGGCGTTTCCCGACAAGGCATGGAAAGCGAAGGCGCACAGCGACGGCACCATGTATGGCGGCATGTTCATCGTCGGCATCGACACGCCAGACGGCCAGGCCACCTATCACTACGACATCGATCCGTACTGGGGTATGTTCCGCTGCAAGGAGCTTGACCGAGCGCCAGAGTGGGACGGCCACACGCCAGAGCAAGCTATTGAGCGCATAGGCAAGCTGACCGGCCTTATCGACCGCGCGACCACGCACCTTGTCCTCGATGAAGACGGCCACACGTGTTGCGCAAAATGTGGATGCGACTACCTATGCATGAGCAGCGCGACGTATTGCCCAGATTGCGGCGCGAAGGTCGCCAAGAATGGCTAGAGGCAGGACGAAGCGGTTTACCGAAAGCGAGCTGCGCGAGAGGCGAAACCGCCAATGGTGGGAATCCCGCGCCCGCTGCGGCTATGCGACCGTCTGCCCTCTGTGTGGCGGGTACACACTCTCGAAAACCGGCTATCACGCGGGCTGTGCCAAGAAGGCAGGGATCAAGATTCCAAGGCAGCGAATGAAGCGAGCTTTATTGATTGCCAAAGAGCGTCAGAAGATCCCCGTTGCCCAGATGGCTGGCCCGGTGGGCGCCGTTGTCCGCGACGATGGCGTGCGATTCGAGTCGGCTGGCGCGGCGGCGCTCGCGACATACGGGTATTGCGGCAGCTCGAACATCGTGAGGGCCGTCAGAACGGGATGCAAGGCCGGAGGTCATTACTGGAAACGAGCCGACGAGGAGGATAAATGACCGATCAATACGTGTTCAACCCCGACATACACGACGAGTGGAAGCCGCCCGCGCACCGCTGCGAGAACTGCGCCCACCACGAGCACGACGTTGTGCCAATCGTCCGCTTCGACGTAGACGGCAACGAGGCGGGCAGCACGACCGGCGCGCGCTGCTACTGCAACCATGACGGCAAGCACTTCGTGACAGGAGACAACAACCACTGCGATTACTGGGAGGAGGCGCAATGAGCTACGACATCCGCTTGTGCGACCCCGTTACGCACGAGACGCTGAAGACCGACGTGCCGCACGACATGCGCGGCGGCACCTATGTCATGGTCGGCACGACCGAGCTTTGGCTGAACGTCACCTACAACTACGGAAAGCACTACTACCGCGTGCTCGGCGACAAGGGCATCCGCACCATCTACGGCATGACGGGCGCGGAGTCCATCCCCGTGCTCGAAGCGGCAGTGGCCAAGCTGTCCGACGAGGTTTCGGACGACTACTGGGAGGCCACCGAGGGCAACGCCAAGCGCCCGCTGCTTCAGCTGGCGGCGATGGCCCGCATGCGCCCAGACGGCGTTTGGGACGGTGACTGACGATGGCGAGGGTGATCGCGACGCAGGAGGTGCCGGAAAACTGCTCGACATGCCTTTACGGGAAGTTCTACGGCTGCAGCCATGCCGACCGCCAGAAGGATTGGACGTACTACCGCTTTTGGCAAGGCCTGAAGCCCTGCCCGAGCTGGTGGCTTGACCAGAACCGGTTCGAGAGGGCGTGATGAAATGGTTGACTTCGAGCCGCCTAGCGGCTGGAACCTGCCGCCGGGATGCTTCGAGTCCGACCCGCGCGCGCCGTGGAACCAGGAAGAGCCGAAGACCTGCGGGAACTGCTCGCACTGCCTGGAAGGCTGCTGCGATTTCGGGATATGCGGGCTTGAGTTCGAGGATGCGTTCGACGAGGCCGACCACGAGGTGAAGACCACGCCGTGGAAGGCTGCGCTCTGGGCGCGTGATTGGATCGTTGAGCACTACAAGGATGAGCAGGAGGACGTGTGCGACCGATGGGATGGCTAGCGACCGCCGCCATGGCTTTGCTGCTGGGAGTCCTCGCCATTGAGGCCTGGGCGATACGGATGCTGGCGGCGGGGCTGGTTCTCCTGGCCCTGCTCGCCTGCGGATAGGAGGCGCGTTGCGAAACGTGAACTGGGGCTGCCTGGCGTTCCTCGCCGTGGCCCTGATTATTGATGCTTTTGCCGTGTGGGCGGCTTCGTCGCTCGCGCGCTGGATGATTGGAGTATGACATGCAAGACTGCGTGATCTTGGGCAGCGTCGCCACGTTCGACGGCGTTGCGCCCGACAAGGCCCAAGCTCTGAAGGTGCTTGAGGAGGCTTCCGAGGTGTACAACGCCTGGCAGGTGTGGGACGAGTGCCGCGACGACGAGGCCAAGGCCGAATGCCGCCAGTCCCTCATGGAGGAGTGCGCCGACGTCGTGCAGGCGACTGCCAACCTCGTAAAGGCATGCGGCTGCGACGACATGCGCCTGCACCTCATGGACTGCGAGGACAGAAACCGCAAGCGCGGGCGCATCACCGGCTCGAAGCCCTATCCTGGTGCCTGCGGGCGCGAGGGTTGCAAGCGCTTCGTGTTCGTGCCAATTCCTCGCCCCTATGGGGTGCTGAGCAAGATCAAGGCCAAGATTGGGGGCCTGAAGTGAACCGCGCGCAGAAGGTCATAGCCGCCGTGGTGTATGCCGGTAGCCTCGTGGCTGTGTCGCTCGCAATGATCGGGGTTTGTTCCCTGCTGGCTCGCTGGGTTGCCAGTATATGGGGGCTTGTGTAGCCCCTGAAGGCATGAAGAAGCCCCCTAGAATCGAATCTAGGGGGCTTTCTGCTGCCTGCTGCTATCTGCTCTGCCCTGTGGCCTTCTCGGCTGCTATAGCCTTCTCTAGGTCTCGTTTGGCCTCGCTGATGATCTGCAAAAGCTCGTGCCACTGCTTCGGCTCTCGGTCTTTCATGGCTTGCCTTTCTAGTTGTATGTGTCGCAGATGCTCGGGGTGCCGTCCCATAGGGTGAGCCGGTACCCGCATAATTCGAGTTCGGGGCTGTTCTTCGCCCTGCCGTAGTCCCTGACCTTGAGGCGCTTCCCGTTGTCGCTCGCCTCGCGGCCCATGATAGGGTCATAGGTGAAGCAGTTCGGCAAGGGCATGTACTTGCGCTCCCACCCGTAGGCGTCGGCCAAACCCTCGAAGGTGCTTTCTATGGGCCTGATTGTGGCTGTTTTCGCTGTGGCCTTGATGGTCTGGTAGAAACTGCCCTCGCATTCGAAAATGTCGCCTGCTTTTACCTGCATGGTGTGCCCCTTTCTAAAGATCGGGGCAAGGCCTGAAGCCCTGCCCCTATGTCGTTCTGCTATGCCGGGAGGAGGTTGCCCCTCGGGGCCTCCACGCGCCGGCTGCGCACCGCGTCGCGCCCCTGCTGCATGCCTCGGCTTATGCTGTCGTTGTTGGATGCCTTGAGGCCTCGCCTATGGGATTGCCCAAGCCTCAGGCCCTCGAAGTAGTCCTCAACCTCCTTGGGGCAAACGATCATCAGCTCGAAGCACTGCTTCTCAAGCTCGGCGCGCACCCCGGCGATGAAGCCGATAACGAAGTTCGAGTAGGCGTCGGGGTCGGTGTACGCGAAGTCCTGATACTCGTTTGCCAGCCTGTGGCAGGTTTCGAGCAGGTTCGCGTAGACGATCTCCGCCGCCTCGCTGTCCGCCTTGTAGCCAACGAACACGAACTCGTACTTGCGGGCCGTCACCCTGCGTTGGTACACCTTGCACCTGAAGTTGTCGGCGATGGCTTGCGCCAAGCTCGGCGCCCACGCCTTTGCCGTCCACCCGGTGGTGGTCTCGGTCACCTGCTTCACCTCGTCGGCAAGCTCCCATTCCTCCACGTCGTTGTCCGCGATGAGCTTCTGGGCCTTGAGGGCGAACTGGATGGCCTCGGCCTCGTTGCAGCCGTTCTCCACGCTGTGATCGCGAAGCTTCTTGATCTTCTCGATGATCTTTTCTCGTTCCATGGTCGAACCCTCCTTAATGGGAGGGGCTAGGCCCCTCCCGGTAGTGATCTGTTACTTTTCCCAGAGGTAGCCGAACGCCTCGGCTATCCTGGGAACCTCGGTAACCTTCTTGGGTGTGAAATTGGTCTCGCGCTCGAAGTAGTTCAGGCCGTATTTGCGGTTGATCTCCTCAAGCTCTGCCAGGTTGAAGTAGCCCATCTCGGGGACTGCCCCGAAGACGAACCCGAACATGTCGCCGGTCTCCTCGTCGTACTCGGTGGCGTAGAAGTCCCAGCCGTTGAAGCAGCTGAACCAGTGGCCGTAAACCACGGTCTCGGCCTTCTTGCCGTCTTGCGAGTAGAGCGGCGGGAGCTTCTTCTGAAGCTCTTTCGTGAGTAGCTTCTGCATGGTATGATCTCCTGTGTGTTGTTGTGGGAGGCCCCTTCTCGGGGCCTCCTGCTTGCTTTAGGCTGCTTGCTCTGCTGGTCTGATGGGGTTCGTTTCGCCGATGTTCCAATCAATGGCCTTGGCGTTCTGCCACTTGCCTTGATCGTCCATGTAGTAAAAGCCATGCTTGCCGAAGTACTTTCGAACCTTCAAGGCCCCGGACTCGATGCCATCGGCTATGACCTGCTTTCGAAGGTCTTTCACCATGTAAATAATGGCTTCTTCGTCGCTGTTGGCCTTGAATGCCTCGGCTACCTGTGCAAGGTAGTTATCGCAAGCCCTCATGATCTCCACTTGCTCGTAATCGGCTCGGGGGATCTCGCTAATTGGCCTGTGCTTCGTGGCCTCTACTGTGTACCTGCCAAGCTCTGGAAAAGCCATGTACTCGTTTACAAGCTTCAAGGCTGTTGCAAGCTCTAGACCATCCTTTCGGCCCTGGGGGCCTTTTCTGAAGTAGCCTCGTGCTCGCATACCCTCAACTATGGCTAGGATTGTGTGGTTGCTCACCAGCTGACCACTTACCACCAGATCTAAACTCTGCTGCTCTGCCATCTCTGTAGCCTCCTTATTCGGTTCTAAAGCTGCTTGCTAGCTCTGTGGGCTTTGTGGCCCTCATTGCTGACAACTGAATTATTGCACAATAATTAGTGTGCTATAGGCACAATGCACAATAGCTATTGTTCTACACAATACCTGCACAATTGCTATTGTTGTATCCCTATTGCTATTGCTGTATCATCAGGGGATCAGATCAAGGCATGAAGGGAGGTTGCATGACACCGACTGAGGCGCTTAAAGAAATGCTCGACCGTTCCGGCATGAGCATGTACGCGCTTTCAAAGGCCATGGGCAAGAGCAGGAACTACGTTCAGAATACGATCAAACAAGGTTCCGACCTAGGCGCGGGAAACCTCGCGCTCATGGCTTCTCACATGGGATTTAAGCTGACGTTGAACGGAATGGGCGAACCCATCGAGATAACGGAGAGGAGCGAAGATGCCGACGATAATCAAGGGCCAGCCGACTAGCGCCGAGATTCGCAAGCGGCTCAAGGCGGAAGGACGCCCCGTGGTGCTTTCCTGCTCGCTGGGCAAGGACTCGCTGGCCGCCTGGGTGGCGCTTGAGGACGAGGGTATAGAGGTCGTGCCGATCTACTACTGGTCTATCCCGGGCCTTCCGATGGTCGAGCAGAACGTGCGAACCATCGAGAAGGTGTTCGGCGTGAAGATACACCAGTACCCGCACCCCAGATGGTCGAGGACGCTCAACAACTGCGTGTTCCAAAGCCCGGCGCACTGCGACGTGATCGAGGCCGCGAACATGCCGGTCTACAGCTACGACGACATGCGCCCCTACATCCTCGAAGACCTCGGCCTGCCCGATGACACGTGGTTCTGCGACGGCGTGCGCGCCTGCGACAACCCGTACCGTCGAGACAGCCTCACCAAGCACGGCCTCATGAAGCAGACCACGCACAAGGCCTCGGTGGTTGCAGACTGGACGAAGGCAGAGGTCATGGATGCGATCGCCCGCAGGGGCATCGGCCTGCCTCCGGACTACGAGCTGTTCGGGCGCAGCTTCGACGGCCTGGACATGCGCTTCATGAAGCCCCTGCGCGAGAAGCGCCCCGACGATTTCGCCGTGGTCAAGAAGTGGTACCCGTTCATCGAGGCAGACGAGAAGAGGTGGGAGCACTATGGGCTTTAAGTTTGAGAAGCCGCAGAAGGCGCGTAAAGAGGCTAAGGCGGCCGAGGAAGCGCAGCTGACCGACCACCAGAAAAGCTACCGAGACCGCGAGAAGCGCGAGGAGAAGCGCTTTCAGATGGCCGTCGATTCCGGCTTCTGGATCTGCTTCTGCTTCCATGACGCCGAGGAGCGCGGGCGCTTCGCCGATCTGGTCAAGGCCGATGCCGAGGGCTGGACGTTCGGCGACGTAATCCGCCCCGTGTTCGAGGAGCGCATAGGCCTTCAGAACAAGCGGCAGTTCAAGCCGAAGGAGCAGAAGGGCACGCCGATGCCGAACCCGCTCGATTCGGTCGATACCACCGACAGCCTCGAAGGCGACAGCTTCGCCGAGGCCGATGCCATACTCAAGGCGTTCGAGTCGCTTGAGGTTAAGCCCTACTACGACAACGTTTGGAGCAGCGCCTACT